TTCTGGAATATTAATAGAACAGGCCGAAGACAATGAGTGATGACCCGTGTAAAAAATGCAAATTTAGCGAGCCAACCCCTATTACGCCAACAAAATCAATTATTGAGTGCATGGCAGAAGGTTGCGGCAAACAAAAAATAATTGATACACCTCCTGATTTTGTTGAAAGTGCCTTGGATTATGATGAGCAGTACTGAAAATTTTGATTTAAGTGTTGCATTAGGTGTTGAAGAGTACCTAGCACAAGTTAATTACCATTATGACCCAAATTATGTACCCAGTACATTTGCGTTGGAATTTGTAACGTTTATTAAGCTAGTAAACGGCGTTCAAGGCGAAGAACACAAAACTCCGTTAGTCCATTACAAAATGTTAGATACTTTGACAAAAAACGGTGCACGCGTAGCTAACCTCTGTCATCGAGGAATTGCCAAAACAACCGTTATGGGCGAATACCTTTTTTTATTTATTGGCACGTACGGTGAAATACCTGGTTTTGGTAATGTTCCATTGGCTATCTACGTTTCTGACTCGATTGATAACGGCGTTAAAAATATGCGCAAGAATTTAGAGTTTCGTTACGAAAACTCCGAATTTTTACAAGAATATATTCCTAAAATCAGGTTTACTGATGTCAGATGGGAATTTATAAACATTGATGACAACACATTTATTGTAAAAGGTTACGGCGCAAAAACAGGTGTACGGGGAGCTAAAGAATTAGGCACACGGCCATCGCTAGCAGTATTAGATGACTTAGTAAGCGATGAAGATGCGCGATCTCCTACAGTTATTTCGTCAATTGAAGATACTGTATATAAAGCTGTGGATTACGCACTGCATCCTAGTAAGAATTTAATTATTTGGTCAGGTACTCCATTTAACGCAAGAGATCCTTTGTACAAAGCCGTTGAATCAGGAGCTTGGGCCGTTAACGTATTTCCGGTGTGCGAAGAATTTCCTTGCGTAGAAGAAGATTTTAAAAGCAGTTGGCCAGACCGATTTGATTACGCTTATGTAAAACGACAGTACGAGAAAGCTGTAAAAATTGGGCGCGTTGACACGTTTAACCAAGAATTGATGTTGCGAATTATGTCAGACGAAGATCGTTCAATTCTTGATGGTGATATTGGCTGGTACAAAATAGACAGTGTTTTAAAGAACCGTAATAGATTTAATTTTTATATTACTACCGATTTTGCAGTTAGCCAAAAAGACTCAGCAGATTATTCAGCAATTAGTGTTTGGGCGTACAACAATATAGGTGATTGGTTGTGGGTAGACGGAGTCTTAAAAAGACAATTAATGGACGTAACAATTAATGATCTATTTAAATTAGCACAAGAGTACCGTCCTCAATCAGTAGGCATTGAAGTTAACGGTCAACAAGGTGGTTTTGTTACATGGATTCAAAATGAAATGATGAATCGTAATATTTATTTTCCGTTGGCTAGTGGCAATAATTCAAACAATCCAGGCATTCGGTCATTAGGATCTAAAAAGCATGAACGCTTTAACAGTACTATTCAGCCCATGTTTAAAGCACGAAAAATATATTTTCCTATAGAAAAAAAGGAAGATCCAATTTTATTAGAAGCAATTAACGAATTGTCTTTAGTTTCTCCTGGCGGTTTTCGCAGTAGAAACGATGATTTTCTTGACACTGTTACTCAACTATCGCAACTAACGCCTTGGAAACCTTCTGAAGAAGGTGTATTGCATGAAAAAGACGATGGGCTTTGGGGAATGGAAATTGAAGAAAATACAAATACTCTTTCATCTTATGTAGTTTAAGGATTTTATTGCTATGACATTACAAGACATTCTCGATCATTTAGCTTATGGCGAGTTTTCCCATCTTTTTATGGGAACAGGAACAGAATATGATTCTGATAACGATACAACAATGCCAACTGTAGCGGCTAAAAAAATATTGCCTGCTGTTACTTTAGGACTAACTGAGTTACACAAACGTTTTTTACTTAACGAATCAAAATTAACAATTACTTTAGATGGAAGAACAACTTACGTTTTAAGCTCTGATAAAACTGTGAGTAATGGCGGAACAGACACGTACATTACAGACACAGTTGAAAATCCGTTTTTAAACGATGTTATGAAGGTCGAACGCATATTGGATAACGACGGCAATGAATTAATGTTTAACAAAGAAAATAATACTTTATCTATTCGAGCAACTTCGTACAACACACTCACAGTCCCTACTGATATAAAACTTTCTTCTGGATTGCCTGTTACAACGCTAACTGTAATTTACCGAGCAGATCATCCTGTTGTTAACAAAGCAAATGCGATTGCCGATCCTAACAATACTGCTATTAATTTGCCTTTAACTCATTTAGAAGCGCTACTTGCCTACATTGCAGCAAGAATTGTTACGCCTTTAGGTTTTAATGGAGAAGCACATGAGGGTAACAATTATATGGCTAAATTTGAGCGTGCTTGTCAGTTACTTCGCGCACAAGGTATGCAAGTAGACACTGGTAGAGAAATTACCAAATTGCAAGACAGAGGCTGGGTGTAAACATAAATTTATTATTGCGGAGTATATTTTGACAACTGATGTACAGAAATTAATTGATTTAGCGTGCCCTGTAATGCATAAACGCCGCATTGTAATTTTAAAAGAATTGCTTGTAACAGGAAACAGAGCTGCAGTTGCAAGACAATTAGGGATAGATGTACGAAACGTACAACGTGCTGAACAAAATGCAAAAGAATACGCTGCAAGAAAAGGCTTTTCGCCAAATCATGACATGACACACGTTGCGCCTAACTCGCATTATGTAAAAGGAACGTCAACGCTTTACAAAGAAGACGGCACAATAGGTATTCAGTGGGTAAAAACTGACATTGATACGCAGCGCGTCGATGCGTTAAGCGAAGTACTAGAAAATTTTAGTGTTAGGCCGGCACCAAAAATTAAAGCGCCCAAAAAACCCATAGAAAACTTACTCTCACTTTATACACTGACTGATTATCATTTAGGCATGTATGCCTGGGCTGCAGAAACAGGAGAAGAATGGGATACCGAAATAGCCTCTGCAACATTTATGCACGCCATTGAGCAGATGATGAAAGGTACGCCAGATAGTGCAATAGCAGTATTAAATATTCAAGGCGATTATTTGCATTGGGATGGCTTAGATGCAGTTACGCCAATGAACCGACATTTACTTGATGCAGATACGCGTTTTGGTAAATTGGCAGAATTAAGTCTTGACGTCATTATGTGGACTATCGAAATGCTGCTTACTAAGCACAAAAAAGTGCGTTTACTGGTTTGTGAGGGTAATCATGATTTAGCTTCAAGCGTTTGGGTACGTAAAGCTATGAAAAAGATTTACGCTAAAAACACCCGCCTCGATGTCGATGATACAGAATTCCCTTTTTATGCGTATTTGCATGGCAAAACAATGCTGGGCTTTCACCATGGCCATAAGGTAGGTAATAACAAATTAGCTGGATTATTTTCTTCAGAACCTAGATATAGAGACATGTGGGGCAAAGCTAAAAACTGTTACATCCATACAGGGCACTATCACCACGCAGAGCGCTTACAAGACGAATTTGGTGGTGCAGTAGTCGAGCGACATCCTACTTTATCTGCCAGAGATGCTTACGCAGCTCGTGGCGGGTATGTAGCACGTCGAGCAGCTCATGTAATTACTTATAACGACACAGGTGATGAAGTAAGTAGAGCTACAGTAACACCGCCGGCTTCAAAAGAAATTGTCAGCAATTAAATTTAACCAGAATAAATTTTTTTACTCTGCGACTATGACTAAAAGAGCAAATTAATCCTATGAAGGTCCGTAAAGCATGAATTCAGTTGTGGAAATCAATCAACCGATTGACAAAGAAGCAGAATCATTGACAGATTGGAAAAATCCACCGTCATTGAAAGATTTAAAACAAGATTTAACTAATGCCGATATATCTCATAAACATCAAATAGCCCGTGTTGAAAAGTGGCTTGATAATCTAAATGTAACCGGTACAGCCAAAATCAACTCAGGCGAGGGACGTTCAAAACACGTTCCACAGTTAATTCGTAAACAAGCAGAATGGCGTTATGCCTCACTTTCAGAGCCGTTTCTTAACACTTACGACTTGTTTGACGCAAAGCCAGTTACCTGGGAAGACAAGGACGCCGCGTTACAAAACAAGCTGCTACTAAATCATCAAATCAATCAAAAAATAGACAAAATAGATTTTATTGATTCGTATGTGCGTACTGCAGTTGACGAAGGTACGGCTATTGTTCGAGTAGGGTGGGAATTTGAAGAAGAAGAAATAGAAAAAGATGTTCCTATTATTGAATTTCAGCCAGATCCTCAAATGGCAGAAGTTTTTCAAGAATTAGAGGTTATGCAGCAACAAAGCCCGTCTGAATATCAATTAGATGTGCCAGAAGAATTAAAACAAGCTTTTGAAATGTCAATGCAAACAGGCGTTCCGCTACGGCCAACAATTGTGGGCAGTGAAGTTGTTAAAGAAATGCAAACCGTCACTAACAAGCCTACGTTGGAAGTGTGCGATTACCGCAACGTTATTGTTGATCCTACTTGCATGGGGAAGCTTAATAACGCTAAATTTATTATCTATAGCGTAGAAACTTGTTTAGCTGATTTACGCAAAGATGGTAAATACAAAAATTTAGACAGTATTCAAGTCAGTGACTCTTCTGTATTAGGGCACGCAGATCACACTGTTGAAGATGACTCTTCATTTACTTTTTTAGATGACCCCCGTAAACAGCTCATTATGTATGAGTACTGGGGCTATTGGGCAATTAATGGTGATGATAAACCCCTAGAGCCATTTGTATGCTCTTGGGTAGGCAATACGCAAATACGTATGGAAGCCAGCCCATTTCCTGATAAAAAGCTACCGTTTGTCAAAGTACAGTATTTACCAGTACGTCGAAGAGTGCACGGTGAACCAGATGGGCATCTATTAGAAGAAAACCAAAAAATCTCTGGTGCAGTTACTAGAGGCATGATTGATATTATGGCGCGTTCGGCTAATGGCCAAATGGGTACTCGCAAAGATGCTTTAGATACTTCTAATTACCGAAAATTCCAGCGCGGCCAAGATTACGAGTTCAATGCGAACATAGATCCACGCCAGGCTTTTCACATGCACACGTATCCTGAAATTCCACAATCTGCCCAGTACATGTTAAACCTGCAAAACATGGAAGCAGAGTCATTAACGGGCGTACAAGCATTTTCTCAAAGCGGACTCTCTGGCGCATCGCTAGGTGATACGGCTACCGGCGTTAATGGCGTACTTGATGCGGCTTCTAAACGTGAATCGGGAATTCTCCGGCGATTAGCCGAAGGATTAGTTGAGTGTGGACGCAAAATTATCAGCATGAACGCTGAATTTTTAGACGAAGAAGAAATCGTTCGTTTAACTAATGAAACGTTTGTTCCTGTGCGTAGGGATGACTTAGCAGGGCGAATTGATTTAAGTCTGAGCATTAGCACCGCAGAAGAAGACAACGCTAAAGCCCAAGAGCTGTCGTTTATGCTACAGACAATTGGGCCTGATGAAGACCCTAGTATTCGACGCATGGTGCTAGCAGATATTACTCGTTTGCGAAAAATGCCTGATTTAGCTGAAAAATTGGAAAATTATCAACCTGAACCTGATCCATTAGAACAAGAAATGAAACAGTTACAAGTTGAGTTGTTAAAAGCGCAAGTAGCTAATGAATACGCACAAGCACAAGAGCGTGAAGCCGGCGGAATGCTTGACCAGAGTAAAGCTCAAAATTTAAGTAGCGATACTGATCAGAAAAACTTGGATTTTATTGAGCAAGAATCTGGCGTTAAACAAGAACGTGACTTGGAAAAACAAAAAGCGCAATCAGCTGGAAATATTGAATTAAAACGAGAAGAACATCTTCTTAATATAGAAAAATCGGCATTAGACGCTTATTTGGCTCAAGAATGAAAAAACTTCAGAAAAGTTTAAATTCCTGAGATATAAAGCTTTTTATCAACTAACTAGCAATGATGAAAAGGTATTTTATGTCTGAAAGTCAAATCCAAGAAATTGAATTAAACATTAAACAAGCTGAAGGATTTATTAAATTAGCGAAAGCTTTAGAGCGATTAGAAGCTAATGCCGATTTTAATGAACTTATTGGTAATAGCTACTTTAAAGAAGAAGCGATACGCCTTGTACATCTCAAAGGTGATCATTCTCAGCAAACTGACGAGGCTCAAAAAGAAATTAGTAATCAAATGTTGGCAATTAGTGGTCTATCCAGTTATTTCCGTATTGTGCAGATGCGTGGAGATATGGCTGCTAGAGCGCTCGCAGATGATGAAGAAACTTTAGCAGAACTTAATGCGGAGGCGTTGCACTAAAATGACCGACGCCGCTGAAAATGAAGAATCTACTGTAGAAGAACAATTAACAGATTACTTCAATATGTCTGATGAAGAAGCTATGAATGAGCCAATTGTGCCAGAAAGCACTTTTACTCAGGAATTGGATTCACAAGAAGACGCCCTTGATTTGGAAGCTGACGAAACATCTGAAG